GTCTCCAGTTGTATTAGCACCTAACGCATCTCTACCAAGAGCTAGATTACCAGATCCAGTTGTGTTAACTTCTAAAGTTTGCTCTCCAAGTGCGGTATTATCTCCTCCAGTTGTGTTTGCATGAAGAGAAAAATATCCAACAGCCGTATTATTACTAGCTGTTGTGTTATTTTGTAATGCAAACGTACCAAGTGCAGTATTTTTTGCACCAGTTGTATTAGTCGTTAATGCACTACTTCCAACCGCAGTGTTGTAATCTGCTGTGGTATTTGCATCTAAAGCAAAAGCACCAATACTTGTATTGTTATCACCTGTTGTATTAGCAATTAAAGCACTATTACCTACAGCAGTATTACGTTCTGCTGTTGTGTTGCCATATAAAGCTTGATAACCTAATGCGGTGTTATAAATTCCTGTTGTGTTAGACACTAAACTTCTGTAGCCAACTGCTGTTAAAGCTCCTGCTGTAGCAAGTTTTAAAGCTTCGTAACCAACAGCAACACTTTGACCACCAGTAGTATTATCATCTAAAGCACCTGAGCCAATAGCAACGTTTTGTTCTCCAGTGGTGTTTTCTCTTAAACAAAATGCTCCTACTGCTACGTTTTTATCTCCAGAAACATTAGCTCTTAAAGCACTTGCTCCTATAGCTACATTGTTAATTCCATTTGTATTTGATCGTAAAGCATTGTCGCCTAAAGCTGAGTTATAACCACCTGTTGAGTTAAATACCATATTTTGAAAACCTACTGCTACATTCCGAACTCCAGTAATATTTGCTGATAATGCCTGATCACCTATAGCGGTATTATGCGTTCCAGTTGTATTAGCATCTAAAGCTTCTCTACCAACAGCAGTATTGTTATGTCCAGTTGTATTTGATAGTAAAGCAACATAACCCACTGCTGTGTTACCATCTGCTGTTGTGTTTGCTACTAAAGCGTTATAGCCAATAGCAGTATTATTGTCTCCTGTTGTGTTTGCAAGTAAAGCTGATGTTCCTATTGCTATGTTTCGAGTACCAGTAGTGTTATTTGATAATGAAAAATAACCAATACCAATATTATTATTTGCAGTAGTATTAGCATCTAATGCAAAAGTACCTACTGCTACATTCCCTGCTCCAGTTGTGTTTGCAAATAAAGCATTTGATCCTACAGCAGTATTATTAGAAGTTGTGTTTACTCTTAATGTTTTACGACCTATTGCTACGTTTTCTGTTCCAGTTTGATTTGAAAGTAAAGCTTCAGAACCTACAGCAGTATTATTAGCTGCAGTTGTATTTGCTTTTAAGGCTTGGTGTCCAATCGCTGTGTTATTAGCTGCATTAGTGTTTGATTTTAATGATTCAAAACCTGCTGCTACATTGTTATTGTTGGTGTTATTTTGTAAGGAAGACTGTCCAATCGCTATGTTATAATTTCCTGTTTGGTTTGAATATAAAGAGGAACGACCTAACGCTGTATTGCCAATACCAGTAGTAGTGTTATGTGCGGAATCTCTTCCAACAGCTACAAGAGAGTTTGCTGTAGTAAGAGACATACCTGCTCCCATTCCAACGGCTACGTTACTATCACCAGTAGAGCAACCACCCAAAGCATTTTGTCCTACAGCAGTGTTATTACTTGCAGTGGTATTGGCATCTAAAGCTGCAGCACCTATAGCTGTGTTATTTGATCCAGTGGTGTTAGCATCTAAAGCTGCATAACCTAAAGCAACATTACTACCTCCAGTTGTGTTTGTTACTAAAGCTTGATAACCAACACCTACGTTATTATTACCAGTTGTGTTTCCAAATAAACAATCTTTACCAACACTTACGTTCTGCGTTCCAGTTGTATTTCCCTTTAAAGATTGCGCTCCTATAGCAGTATTATCATTTCCTGTATTAGCAAATAAAGAGTTTAAACCTATTCCAACGTTAAAATTGCTTGTGGATTGACTAGCTAAAGCAAAACGACCAATAGCTACGTTGTACTGTCCAGAAGTATTTGTTGTTAATGCTTCATAACCAACCGCAACGTTAAAATCACCTGTAGTATTAGCATCTAAGGCATTTACCCCAAGAACAGTATTAGTAGTAACAGAGTTTGCACCTTTACCAATAGTAACTCCGTTTATGGTTGCGTCTGTTGACCCTACGATCCCACCTGTTACTGATACACCAGTTGAAGTTGTCTCAAACTTTTTGATGCCATTAAAATATAGCTCTACAGCACCGTCTTGTATACCTTTTAAAATATTTTCACCTATTGTACTTTTTAAATTAAAACTATCTGTAGTTATAAATAATCCACCAGTTCCTACATCTTTTATTCTGGAGACAGAACCATCATGAAAAATCTCCAAATCTTGAGAAGCACCTAGTTGTAACTTACCTGAGTCGTTTGGTATCTGTACGTTGCCAGATGAATCTATTTGAAATCTTGGAAGTGATGCTGTGCCAAATTTTAAAAGATTAATATTGTGGTCATAATCTATAAATCCAGCATATTCATTAGTACCGCTAGTTCCATCAGAAAATTGAATAACTCCATTGTGAGTATTTCCAGAACGAATAGTTATTCCAGTATTACCACTTGTTGCGATTGTTAAATCATCAGCATTTACTTCACCTTCAACAGTAGTTCCTATAAGAACTCTTCCAGATGAATCTATACGCATACGTTCTGTACTATTTGTTGCAAATTGCATATTAGTATTTTCATAATTCCATAACTTTGCTTCTTCACTACCACTAAGGCCAATACCAAAACCATCGTTAGATGTTGTTCCTGTTGTAGTGTTAGTTAATTGTAAATATGTGCTTCCTGAATCAGGTGAATGTATAGATAATTCTCTTGCTGGACTTGTTGTACCTATTCCTACCTGTCCAGTAGTTGTTATTTGTTGAGATCCAAAATTTGGATTTATTTTTGTACCTTCTATACTTGCATCACTAGCTACCTTTGCATTATCAATTGTTCCATCACTTACAACTCCTATATCTACTGATTTACCAATAGTAATTATAAAAAAGTCTGATCCACTAGCAGGGGCAGCACTAAATATCACTGATGATCCACTTAGAGCAAAACCTTCACTTGGTTGACTAGAACCATTATTAGGTTTTTGTATAACACCATTAATACTTACAAGTAATTGTTCTGCTAATTCTGGTGGGTGGTTAATGTTGAATCTATATGCAGAACCGTTAAAAGTTGCACTACCTCCACCAGTACCATTAAAACTACTTAAGGTGTTTGTATGAAAGTTACCAACAGAACTTGCTTCTTGATAAGAAGTTCCATTAAATACTAAAAGTTTATTATCAGATTTTCTAAAAATTAAATCTCCTTCATCATTATTAGATGTTGGTGTCGTATCTACAACTCTATATCTATTACCAAAGTCATCAATATCATTACTTAAATTTATTAGGTCAGATTCTTTTAATAAAACTTTGTGATAAGTGTAAGTATGCAATGTAGAGGTTGTCTGAACCTGTAAACCAACACCACTACCTAAAGTTTTATTATGCAGGTCAGAAGGAAAACCATTTATCGTAACAGTATTACCAGAACCTGCACCATTAGTTATAGTCGCAACACCACTACTATTAACAACTACTCCACCTGCATCTGATACGGAAACTACAGTACCAGCATTACCACTAGGATCAGGGTGTGTAGAAGGAAAAGATGTTTCATTTGCTATTGCAACAAAACCACCTAACGCATTAGTAACAGTAAGAATACGATCATTAACAGCTTTTGATGTTGGTATCTTTGCATCACTGTTAGCTGTTAAAGAAGTTTCTACTTCTTTATTTGTTAGTTGGTTAAGGTTAGCAGTGGAAGCTGTAATACCATCTAATACATTTAATTCAGATGCAGTAAGAGTACTATTAACACCATCTAATGTATTCAATTCTGAAGTGCTTACTGTCGCACCATCAAGAATTAAACGTTCACTATCTGTTAAAGCAGCAAGATTAGCAGCATCAGCTATTTGTGCAAGACCAGCATCTTTTTTAACAGTATTATTATTTAATTCATCTACAAATTCTTGTAAACCAAATAAAATTTGATCGGTATTATTATCAAGGTCTGTTTCTGTTAAAACGGAACCATCTACAAAATCTACTTTTTTAGCTGATATATCAGTATTTCTTTGAAATTTTATAGTTTGTCCAGCAGTAGGAAAGTTACCAGAAGTAAAAGATATTTGGGTAGTACTGTGAAAAATATAATGAGTACCAAGAGTTTTTAAGTCACCATTAACTGTTACATCTATTTCTGATTGTGCAAGATAATTAAAACCTATATTAAAAGGACCAGCAGTACCATTAGCGGTAGGTGTAGAAAAAGATGCAGCAGTATTAGTAGCCATAATTAAAAGGTTCCAATGTTCATTTCTTTCATTGTTTCAGTTAATCTATCAAAATAATTTTTTTGTAGATTTTGCTTTGCTTTGATTCTATCAGTAAATTCATCATTGCCCATTACATCTCTCGTGTATTCTAATATTCCTTTGTTTGTAAATTTAGTATTTATTTGATTCATTGTTTGAAAAATTCTTTCTGCTGCCATTTCTCCTTCGTCTGAACCTAAACCTTCCTCTTCAATAATTGCTTTGTTTAGTTTATATTCATTGGCTTTGTAAATACCATCAAAATAATTATCTAAAGCTTGTTTTAAAGTTACATCTTTACCACCCATTCTTAATGTAGTTTTATTTACATATATTTTTAAAGCATTGTATTCATATTTATCTAATTTTTTTGGTACAAAGTTTTTACTACCTACTCCTTTAAATTTTGACCCTCTTATTATCTCAGGTGGTTCTGGTAATAATCTACCTATAAGTTGAGTAGCCATATAATATTTATGATTTTTACTTGTACTATGTCTTGCTAAAGACAATAAATCTGCACCTTCTTTTTGAGGGTAAGTTATTGCATCACCAGTAACGTGTTCTATTTGTAAGGGGAGTCTGCCACCTAAATTTATCGGTACAATTTCTTGTGCTTTGTTTTTTATATTATCTAAAGCTTGTAGTGCAAGATTAGCTTGATTAAATTCTTCGTCACCAAAATCTACGCTTTCATTAGCTAAATCCCCTGCCCTTGTTTTTGTATCTGGTTTCATAAACCATTTAAGCTTACTGTAATCTCCTTTTGATTCTGCTAGTTCTCTTGCTTCTTGCTCTGTAAAACCCATTTCAGTTAACAAGTCAGCAGGTAGTCTATGTAATTTACTTAAAAAGCTTGAATAAGGTATTGATCTACCAGCAACTTGTCTGCCTACATAATCTAAAAATTTCTTCTGTGTATATGGTATGTTGTCTTCTGGGTCTACATTCTTACCAACAGCAGGTATTTCAGAAAATAAATTTATAGCTTCGTTTACTTGTTGTGTATAACTTCTGTTAAAAAGATTACGACCTATGATTGTTGAAAAACCAGCAGTAAATTCACCAAATTCTTTATCTTTTACAAAAGTACCTCCTTGTGTAAAATCAACCATTATTCTTATAAATGAAACTATTGGGTCTGGCAAATTTTCATAAGTTTTATATTCATATACTGGTTCACCATTTTTAAACAAAGGTTCACCATTTTCATCATATTTAAGGTATGCCCTGCTATATGGTCGCCAACCATTTTTATACATAGAGATAAACATTGCAGCACCTTCTTTTGTAAAATAGTTAGGACCACCACCTGTTAATTTAAAATGCGGTGGTTGATCTTTATTTAAGTCATAATCAGGAAATAAGTAATCATCAAAAGTAAGACCAGCAAGCAATAATCCAAAAGCATATCCCATTCTAATTTGACCTATTGCATTTGCTCTTACTAAAGGGTCAGCACTTAATAAATCTGTTTTCATTTCTGGTAAAAGCAAAGCATTGAGAAGATTTATATTTTGATATTCTCCATTAGGCAACCTTTTATTGATTGGTGTATTTATGACAGGTGTATATCTCATAACTTCTTTAATAATATTTGTTGGTGTTCTTGTAAAAGTAAAAAAGAATCTAGCAACAGGATTTTGTACTGCTAAATTATTTAACTTAGATGCAATATCACCAAACAAATCTTCTGTTCTTATATCTTGTGTAAATGTAATTTGTTTACCAAATTCTTTTGCTCTAGTTAAAATTCTTTGTGTTATTGCATCAGGAGTAAAAACTTCTTGACCATCTATCATTTCAATTCTACCTACATCTCCTTTTGAATTTTTTAAGAAGTAACTAATAATTCCATCAACATGACTCTTTATATATTTATTTAATTCATCTCCTGATTTACCAAGTTTTACTCCTTCCATATATGCCTGATAATTAGCAGCAGCTAATATGTTAGGTGCTTGAACTAAAGCATCTGTAGCTGTCATTAGACGACTAGGCAATCTAATAAATTTACCAAATTTGTCTATAGCTTTAAACGGAAAATATGGTTTATCCGAAGAAATCATATATCGTTGACTTGTTTCTCCCTTAATATTTCCTAAATTTATAAAGTTATCTTCCATATCCCATGATCTTTTCCAAGCATTAAGAGCAAAATCAAAGTTTTGAAATAAAGCAAACAAATGTCTTCTAGCACCTTCTAATTCTGTAAAGTTAGAAGAACTACTGAAGTTGTTAAAAGCTTTTAAAAATGTCTGTGCTACACCAGAATATAAATTAATTTTTTGTGTAGTAGGACCAGACAGTAAAGCATTGATACCAATTTCGTTATATATTCTTGCTGTTCTGTCTAACTTTTTACCTATTTGAAAAGCATCAGCATTTTTTATAGCAATCATTTTTTCTACACTACCTGACGCTGTACTCAAATCAGTTGTTAACCTAATTAATTCAGAATAATCATCTGTTTCTGTTGCTTCTTTTAAGGCATCTTTTAAATCTGTTCTAAATTTTTCATTCTGTAAAATACTTTCATTTAAGTCCATTTCTATATCAGGCTGCTTCTCTGTCAAAGCTGATTTCTC